AAGCGAAGATAATTTTTTGATACCCAAGGTTTAGACGCAATATACATCTTATACTTTGTGTATATATCTATTGCAGTATCATACTTAAACTCATCAGGCCCTGCAAATACAAAATCTTTAGGACCCTTCCCAGAGCGCCCTGTGGGGTCCCCTGTGGGGAGTATCTCCTTTGCAGCGTTCAGGGTCTGGAAACAGGTATGAACCTTACCATAACGAGCAGCATACTCCGAACAAAGAGCAAATCCATGAGCAAGTAGCCACTGCCAATTCATCACATAATCGTTTGCCCAAAGAGTACAAGGATGATTACGAAAAGCACCCTTCTCAGTAGCATAGGGAGTTCCGTCTGCTTTGGGAAGAGTGCCGAATCCATGGCCCCATTTGTCAGAGCATACAATAGCAAGCATCTGACAAGTCTCTAGAGGCATTTTGACAATGTGTTTATCAGGCAGAACCCTGGCACATTCCCAAGGATCAGATGAAGTCACAAAAATGTTCATTCGTAAGTTGAATCAGGTTCTAAAGCAATATAATAGGTCAGATCATGATTTTTGGATGAAAATCGTGACAAAAGTTTTTGTGAAACAACTACCTCATAAGTTCCAGGAAGAACCTTGATATTTTCTACCTTGAAGTTAAAACAAAAGTCATTTTCTGTTTCACCTACAACAACTGCAAATGTGTTAGAAGTATCATTCTTTTTATCACGAACTACTAGTTTAACAACTCCAGAATCTCCAACTGCAGAAATATCAGGAAGTTGATAAACAGCAGCTGCTTTTAGCAGTTTATCTAATTGATCAGTGCTCAACTCAAAGCAAATATCTTCACTAGGAAGTTTAATTTCCTTGTCTGGTGGTGTGACGATAACATTTGGATCCGCAAAGAAATACTTTGAACGCATCTTACCTTCACGAATAGTCACATATCCATCATTAGAAAAGTCCAAATCAGGAGTCTGATGAAGACTCATACCATTAAGAAATTGATTCAAATCATAGATACCAAAGTCTTTGGGAAAATCTTCAGCAACAGTTGCTTCTGCAAGAATATTTTTCATCACACTAATAGTGCGAAGTTTATTTCCCTCTTTAAACAAAATAGATTGATTAATAGATGAGAAATTTTTAAGAACGGAAAGAGTTTTGTCAGAAAGTTTCATATGGGGTCTTAGTTTCATTACAGAGGCCAGCGAAATGATAAAGAAGGATGCAGTAGTGAATTGCCTTCAGGATATCCTGTTTAGACTTACCACCTTTCTTACCAAAACGAGAAAGATATTTAATTGCATTAGATCTACAGAAAGGTTCTGCATCACCAATACCTTCAATTAAATCAAGAGTTTGGGTTTTGGATTCTGGAGAAGCATAGTGAGCATTATAAGTGCCTCCAAGATATTCCTGGATCTCCTTAAGAATTACATCCTCATGATATTTCCAACGTCCATTATCGTTATTGGGAGCATTGGGAAGAGAGGGAACATTCCAATTAAATTTGGTATCTGAAGAAAAAACAATAGTGTCTTCAGCAGCAGCTCCAAATATTCCATCATTAACAGGACCGCCTGCGATTGGATAATCATAATCTGAATTATACCAAAAATCGGCGCGATCATCAGAATTTGCAGTGCTAATCATAGTATCATAAAGTAAACTCCAAGCATTAGTCATTATATCAAGATTTCACCTCATCGTCAACGGGCATCTGGAAATCAGCATCAACTTTATCATACAGTTCCATGAAAGCTTGCTTGGTTTCATCATCAAAGCGATTCACACAAACTTCGATTGCTTTTGCCTTATTGCCAAAGATACTGTAGGCACGAATAATGTGAACCAAGCGGCGGGTAGAGATAATCTCTTCGATACCTCCATCATAGAAAGTCTTGCGGATGATATCACCCCAATCAACCAGTCGTTTGCAGAACTCACGATCCTCTACACCAAGATCCAAAGCAATGCCTTCCAGAATCTTCTGTTCGGTTGCAGGAGTGGGGTAAGACTGTTCAAAGGTTACAGGGAAGCGTTCCAGGAATGCCTCATTGAGAACATTAGTTCCAATAAAGCGACCGTCATCGCTGCCTTTACCTTTAGTGTTTGCAGTTGCAATAACATTGAATCCTTCCTTTGGTTGAATGTATTTACCAATCTTCTTCAGGAAGACTCCTTTACCTTCCAAGATTGATTGAAGGCAAAGAATTTTGTTGGAAGCCAGGTCAATCTCGTCAAGCAGTAGAATCGCACCGCGCTCCAAGGCTTCGATGACCGGACCATTGTGCCAAACGGTCTCACCATTGACCAGACGGAATCCACCAATAAGGTCATCTTCATCGGTCTCAATCGTCAGGTTGACTCGGATGAGTTCTCGGTTGAGTTGGGCACATGCTTGCTCAACAGAGAACGTTTTGCCGTTACCAGAAAGACCTGTAATGAACGTCGGATAGAAGAGACGCGATTGAATAATCTTTTTGATATCGCTGTAATTACCAAACTTGACGAAGGTATCATCTTTCTCTGGGATAAGGTTTTGCTGTTCCTGATCGGGAAGAGTATTGGGGCTAGACTGATAAGTTTGCTCCATTTGTTCCCGGACGGTAAGATTCCACTTACCACGACCAATCTTATATTGGTCAAGTTTTTTAGAAACAGTTTGATAAGTAGTTCCATTCATAGCGCACCATGCTTTCAATTCTGCGCTAGTGACTGTGGAACCGTAAAGATTGCGGAGCGAAGAAGAAATGTAGTCAGTGGAGATGGCCATTGATTTGTTTGAACTGAAGTTATTATAGGGCAGAGTGGGGCAGAGTCAGGGGCAGAGTGGTCAGCCCCTGAGGCGTCATACAATCAAGGAGATAAACTCGCCAAGAATACGCTTATTCAGTTTTTTAGTCTTGAGAGATTTTACAAAAGCAGATTTGATTTTTGATTTAGTAGCCCCTTCATCAACCTCAAACTCAGTTTCCTGGTTTAGTGCTGTAGAAGACATACCAAAGTAAGCATCATAACCAGAGTTTGTGATAGTAAAACTCTTCTCTTTACGCCAAGTGTTGTTGATTTTGACTGCTTCGTCAGACCAAGTATCTCCACTATACATTTTGATGAAGGAACTAGCATCTCTAGGATTGAGAACACGAATACCAATCAAATTCATATCAGTGAAGTTATCTTTAAGGTTCTGCAGAAGCAGGTCAGTGAACTCATGATAACCATACTTGACTTGATAGGTATGTCCTGTCTTACGGTCACGAACAAAAGTGCGATTAGCAATCAGTTGCCTAGTACCCATACGTTCCTCACCTTTGTAGTCAATAACAGTGGCATGGCGATTAAGAAAACCTGCCTCACCATCAGTCAAAACTACACACTGAACTTTCTGCAGTTTGTTCTCACTTTGAAACTTGGGCAAAATCTGATGAAGAGTGACGATTGCTTCATTCAAAGGTGTGCCTGAAAGAGACACGCGACCACCAGGTTCATAAGAATAACAATTGCGACAACTAAAGTAATGAGCAATACGATAGATATTTTTCATCTGACACTCAAGAGTCTTACCGTTTACTTTGCTAGTAAGTATATTCATCATACAGAAGTTCTCATCAACAGCAAGTTGCCCTTCTTCTGCCTCATAGTGAGAGGGCAAAGGTTCCCATCCACCGTTAGGAGAAATTTCATGTCTGATCCACTCATTAGTGAAAGCATATACTTCAAAGGGGATATTAACTTTCTTACAGAACCAAATCAGGTTGAAGAGTTGCTTCAAGGTGTCCTCAAGGACAGGAGCCATAGAACCAGACCAGTCAAGAACAAATACAAGTCCATGGTTCTTGCCATCAGCAAGCGTAGTAACCTTTCGGAAAAGGTCATCATTATACTTATAAGTATGCAGCTTAGAGCAGTCAAGAACACCAGTGCGCGATACAGAAGCACGGGCATAAGAATCTGCTGCTTTCTTACATTCAAACTCCTTTACCAGATAATTGACTTCTTTCTGAGCAGACCGTTTGAACTGGGTGAACAAAGAGTCAGGAGTTCGGAAAGAATCTTCATCACGAACATTCCAATTAGCATCAATGTAGTCATGAACATCTTTGTTATTAGCAATTACAGTATCAAGATTTACTTTGGGCAATTCAACATAAACATTCTCACCACCATGATTAGAAATCAACTCACGCAGACTCTCATCAAGGCTATCAACAGTCTTGACTTCAGGTTCAGCAGAAGCACCTGCATTGTTAGAAGTATCCGTATCCTGTTGAATCTCAGAGTCAGAGGTTTGACTATCACCTTCAGTTTCTTCATTTGCTTGCTCACGCTTCTCTGCTTCTTCTTGCATCTGTTCGTGAGTCATACCCTCATCTCCACCAGATTTAGTAGATGAAGAAGGAATATCAGGTTGATTTTGATTTTCTTTTGCCTGCTTATCATAAGCATACATCATCTCTGCTGCAAGACAAGCATCGGCAAAGGTTTCTGCATCAGCAATCATCTTGACAATATTACTCTCATCAAGGTTGAAGAAAGGAATATCAACATAGTTACCAATCTTGAAGTAAAGATTAGCACGGTCGGCAAGAGTCATCTTGCTAATATCTTCACCCTCAAGGCAGAAGAAATCTTGATCAGAAAGTTCAGAATAACCCTTAAAGAAAGTCTTACTCAGACCAGGATATTTACGTTTCATCAATTTCTCAATCCTAGCATCTTCAGCTATATTGACGAAGGAGTGAGGAATACCTTTGGGAGGATCTTGATTAGGAGTAAAGAGTGCGTGTCCTACTTCGTGACCGACCAGCATATCGTATACGGTGTTGCTTGCTCGCTCCCAACGAGGCAAAGTTAACACACGGGTGTGGACATTAAATTGAGCAGTCTCAACAAAGCGGTGCTCAACCACCAAGTCCTCAGTGGCAAGGAGTTTGGCGAGTTGGGACTTAACTTCGTGCTTCATGGATTTGTTTCGTATGGACCTATCATACAAAAGAACCCCGCCGGTCTGGCGAGGTCTTGTGCTGCTTCTTGAAGTGTCTCAGTGCCTCTCTACGGGCCCGGAGTGCTTGAGGCTTCAGTTTGCGTTTCTGTTCTTTTTTGCTGTGATGTTGCCAGTTTGGAATGGTCATTGAGATACCTGTCAGATGCAGGGTCGGTAATGAGAGTCATGCCAGATTTCTTGAAGGAAGTGCCTAAGTCAACTGGTCTGCGAACGAATTTTGTCATTGTACTTTACGCGAAAAACCTTTAATCTTTTCAAATTTTGTGACACTTTCAAATTTGTCTTCTAGTCCAGTTTTATGAGAGATCACAAAAATATTAGCATCCTTAATCACATAACGAATAATCTTTAGAAATTCTTCTGTTCCAAAACCATCCAAGGAACTATCAAAAACTTCATCCATAATAAGCAAATTAGTATTGACTGAATTTTTCATTCTCGCAACTTCTCTCCAAGTAAACAAGAGAGCTAAGTCTATTCGCATTTTTTCTCCTTCACTGAAAGAAGCATAAGAAAAATCTTCGTGAATAGGAGATTGAACAGTTTCATTAAACTCTTCATCCAAAGTAAAATTGATATAAAAATCCATCATCTGAAGATATCTATTTACCTGTTGATTTATTAGAGGTAAATATTTTTTAATAATTTTTGCTTTTACTCCACCATCTTTGAGAAGGCTAAACAAAAATTCATGGTATTCAGATTCGATTTTTAATTTACCAATTTCTTCATATATCTCGTTCAGTTTATTTTCAAAAGACTCTAACTTTTCATGTTCAGTATTTGTATTTGCAAGTTGGTCGGCAATTCTTTGAATTTCCGATTCCAAATCTCTGATTTGTCGCTGACATCCAGAGATCTTAGTATTGTTTTGAGAAATACCATGCGTTAGTTTTGTAGTCTCCTGAGATAATGTGATGAATTGACGCTCTCTATTTTCCTCCTCTTTAATTGCGTCTTCTAGTTCTTTATAACCAGATTGCAACTCCTTTGCTTTATTTTGAGCGTCGTTGATTTTATTTATTCTAAAGGTCTCTTCTATGGATTGAGTACAGGTAGGACAAACCGTATTTTGTGTAAAGAATTTATGTTCTTTCGTAATAGTTGCTACCTTATTAGATATTTTTCCCTTTAAGTTACCTAGTTTACGAAGTTTTTCCGTAGATCCAGAAACATCTTCAAGTTCTTTATTCAACTTGAATACATCCTCTTCAATAATTTGATTTGAAAGCATCAAATTATTTTCTTCAATCAACAACTCTTGAATCTTTGTTTCCTTTTGTTTAATATTATCTTTACCAAGATTCTCCAATTCATCAATAAAGTTTTTTTGCATATTAACTTTATCATTGAATGAATCTTTCTTCAAATCAAGAACTTTAATACTCTCTCTCAATTTGCGAATTTTTTCCTTTATGACCATATTCATGGTAGAAAAAATTCTAATATCAAGCAAATCTTCAATCACTTCTCTACGATTTGTCGCAGTCAACTGCATGAAAGGAACAAATGTGCTACTACCAAGAATTACAATCTGAGTAAAAGATTTATAATTCATCTTCAAAACATTTTGTTCAAACCATTTTTGCTGATCATTAGCCGCAGCATGTTGATCTAACAATTCACCATTTCTAAAAATAGTAAACACATTAGGTTTAATTCCACGAATAACAATCCAATCAGTTTTTCCAATACAAAAACTAACCTCCACCACACAATCTTTTTCGTTGATTGTATTGACCAATTGAGGTTTATTAATTTTACGAAATGGTTTCCCAAAGAGAGAGAATGTCAATGCATCAAGTAAGGTTGACTTTCCAGATCCATTAGATCCTACAATAAGATTGGTATTATGATCTGTAAATTTAAATGTCGTATCTTGATTTCCTGTACTAAGAAAATTTCTCCATCTAATACTTTTAAATAAAATCATGTTCAGTTTCTGGTGGAATTACAATATCATTTTTGGTTATAATTGTAAACTTGTGATTTTTAACTATACAAGTTTTGATTATTACTTCATCCTCAACTTCAAGAACATCCATTTCTCCAACACAATCTTCAAGCATCATGGCATATCTTACCGCATCATCCTCTTCCTGAAAGATATACAATACTTCCTCATCATTTTCATCTAGTACCGCATATGCACCATTTTGTCCTTTATTTTTTTGAGTTAGAATAAACATTTTAAATTAATTCACAAGCCTCTTGATAAACATCTTGTATAATTCCTTGAACCAAAGATTTATCAAGATCAATTTCTGCCTCCTGAATATATCTATTCAGTATAGAAAGAGTATCTTCAGACTCAAATGCTTCAAACTTTTCAGATTCTTGAATTGAAAAATTTTCTACGATTTTTAATTCAAAAACTCCTATACTATACAATTTATCAATAAATTTTTCAAACTTTTTAGGATCACTTTTTTTCCTTACAATAACCTTTACAATTTTATTTTCATATTCACTGACATCTATTTTTTTGTAATCAGTATCTTCATAGTAAATGTTATAAAATAATCTAAAAGGATTATTGATTTCCTTCAGTTTTCTTGTTTCCGTATCAAAAATATGAAAACCTCTAGTATCATTTACATCATTCCAAAACATTTCATATGGATTTCCTAGATACGAGATTTTATCACTAGAAGATCTAGTGTGATAGTGCCCTGAGAAGACCATATCGAACTTCTTAAACCTGTCGCTGTCCATACCATTTTCCATGACGCAGCCTCTATGAGCTTTAAATCCGCTGAGTTCAAGGTGCCCCATCGCGACCGAGCAATCTGTATTTTGAACCAGTTCGAAAGTTTCTTTTTCATTTTCTTGATTAATCCACGGAATAAAAAGAACCCCAAGACTTCCTAACATGACTTCTATAGGGTTCGCATATACTTTAACATTATTATATTCTCTTAATAGCAAATCAACAGCGTTTACCTTATTGCTATTTTTATAAAATGCGGTATGATTGCCAACAATAGTATGAACAAAAATGCCCATCTCTTGAAGACGATCATAATAATTATCTTTTGCCCATGTCAATGCGCCAAAATTAATACCTGTTCTATTATCAAAGGTATCTCCCATATCCACAATCGTGGTAATCCCTTCTTCCTCTAAAGTTGGAAAAAAGATTTCATTATAAAACTTTAAAAAATAGTCATGAAAAAGTTTTGAATTTTTCCTCGCACCAAAATGCTGATCAGTGATAATTGCAACTTTCATTGACTACGTAATTTGGAATGGACATTATCCTTGATTTGATTGTAGTCGGAATAGTTCGATCCGTCAAGAGTATTGTTGTCGTCAAATACTTCGCTATAGCCAGATCTCTCAATAATTTTATTTTTAATGTCTAATTGCCGTTTCTCTCTTTGGATTCTGCGGAGAAACGCATAATGAAT